TAGAGACATAGACGTTATCGTACTTAGCGTCTGCCCCTGAGCAATTGGTATTCATGAATTCAGTGACAAACTCACGAACTCTGATTACTTCTTCAGGAGACAGGTCTTTGCTACCCAAAAAAGAAACGTTAGCCACTTGATTTCTCTTCCGCTTTGTCTTGGTCACGTAGGTCTAGATACTTGTCATAACTTATTTCTCTGATGATACCTGCTGTTGGTTCATAATGAAGGTGAATGGTGATTCCACCTTCACCATGCCTGTTTTTCACATTCTTTAGAATCATTGTTCTTTTGCTGGTGAGCCTGTTAGCAAATACGGACGTGGCATCCTGCCCGATACTGTCACCACGGGCCAAGTGCTCAGGACCACCCGGATCATCTCTCTTGGTGGCAGCATCACGGTTTAGCTGTGCTGCACAGATGATAGGAATTCCGTATTCATTCGCAAGGATAGTCAGGTCATTGGACAGTTTTACTACAGAGGACCAGTCTTCACCAGCCATCTTCATCAAGGTGATGTAGTCAATGTAGACAATATCTGGCTCATTGCGTTCTATTTGTCCCTGGACATCCAAAACCCCCATCCGGCCCTTAGATGAATCCATGACGTGCATCCGGCTACGTAGGTTCTTCCTTAGCCCCTGAAGGAACTTACGGTATTCAGCCGGATCGATGTTTTTGCCTTGTGCCAAACTGATATTGTCGAATACCTTATTCCCATATTGCTTGGATAGTAGGGCGTGGACTCTTCCGGATACCTGAGCACGGGGCATTTCCAGAGAGTCAAACTGAATGCTCTTGCCAGCGATAAGGGCCGTAACCGCCATGCTAAGAAGCAACCATGATTTACCTTGGCCTAGACGGGCAGAGACGATGTGGAGCCCAGTAGTAAACCCGCCTATCCGTTCATCAAAGGTTGGGAAGCCAGTGGGGATACCGGCGAATCCTTCTTCCTCATATTTTTGTTTACGAAGAAGAAATTCCTTATAGTCTGTTTCCCAATCCCCAATAATGTCGTTATCGTGCATAACGTTACAGACCGAAGCGACTTTGATAGCCCCGGTATGCATCGTCTCTATTGCTTTTTGGACGTTCCCTAGAGACAGTTGGTCGGCAGCCTTGGAAATAACACCACTTGTCAGGATTTCGGAGTGACGTTTCCGGACAAGATCGGAATAGTGTCCTACGTCGTCTACCGCGATAACCCGGAACTCTGGGAACTGTGCCTTGAAGGCAGGCTTACTAGGTGCCCTCTTATAGGTGTAGATGTAGTGAAGAAGCCATTTTCCTTCGTCCGGGAACCCATGGAAGAACTCTTCACTAATGCCCTGGTCCAAGAGGGTTTGATGGTCACCCTGCCGGACGACAGCAGAGATCAAACCCACTTCGGGAGTACTCGCCAAAGGTGTTAACCGCCTTTCCAGAGCACAAAAAAAGGTGAGCGGTGGAGGGCCACCCAGGACCCGCCACCATCTCACCCGTTCGCGCGGTAGTCGACTATGCGTAGGGCACATCACTTCACATAGCCCGTTGACCCGATGTCCTAGGACTACCGGCAACGGAATAGTAACAAAACTTTCCGAAGTGCGCAATAGGTGAGCTATGTTTACTTTTGTCCGAACTGTACTCAACTGTCCTATATGCCCGGTTCGTGCTGTCCGGACACCTACCCGATCATGGTTGCTCGGGAGCAAGAAAACCAGGCAGGAGAGTCAGCATAGCTCCCTGACCTGGAACGATGCTACTTCTTGACAGACTGACGGGTGGTCTGATATATGCGGGACGTTCCTAAAAAATCTTGGGAACGTCCTTGACACGTGACCACAGGTTCCGTAAGTTCGTTCCTGTCAGCCCGGCAGGATGGCACAGACCACCTAGACCACTGACACACGTAAGACCCGCATGACGCACCAAATCAAGACAGTAAGGCACGTACGCACGAAGCAAGACAGCATCGCCGCACTACCTGTAAGGCACGGTACGACACGCACACGAGCGGCAGGAGCAAGGCCAGCGGATACCAACCGCATGGCTGCCAGAGGGCTTTACAGAGCCTCTGGGGCTATACGGGCTAGGTCCGTGCAACCTCTCACTAAGCAACCGGTGTGACCCAACAGAAAAGACATGGCTAGTAATAATAAGCTTGCCCTTTGGCAGGGGTAAGGCGAAGCATCCCGCGACCGGGAAGGGTACCCCGGTGGGAAACCATGTCCGCCTAGCAGTCTTAGGCATACTAAATAGTGAGTGACTGAATGACGATAACAGTCACGACGTGGCACCTTTTAAGGTACACCTATGTAAGTAGTGGGTGCCACTGGATTGACTGTCAGAGTTACTGTGCTCCGTTATGTCATCAGAGGATTGGTTCCGAGACGTATAGCCGCCGGTAGGGAGTACCTATCGATACGGGTACGCGGTATAACGCTAGCCCTACTAGTAAGTTGAGTACGGCCATGTAGGGCATGGTCCTATGCTCCGCCATTTTCTCTGGTGACGTATCGGAGCACAGTCACTCCTATAGATGTGGCTAGGCTCCATTCTAATGGCGTTTCCGGTGACACGTTTATGTCAAAAGGTGGGGCCTAGTCGCGTAGCTGCAATAACCCAGTTGATATAACTGGGGGTATCCCTTCTGAGTAATACAAAGTACGTCGGTAGATCTCCTGGTCTTGTATCCGTACTGTGGCAAGAATCTGGACCGAAGATAAAACTTCAATTCGGATTGGCGCTCACCACACTAGACCTTGGCTAAGGCGCGTCGGACGTCTATAAGTAGGAGTATAAGAACACACCACATCCGACACATGCCCCGGTAGCTCAATCCGGCAGAGCGCCACTCTTACAAAGTGGATGTTAGAGGTTCAACTCCTCTTCGGGGTACGGCACACATGGCGCTAAATCTCAAAATGGGGTATTGGCATTGCGCCATCAGATGTAGCGAAGGTTTGAATAGGCCGGAAACAGTTATGCCGCTGGGTTCTGTTCATTCCAAGTAACTACGCCATGTGTGTAATTAAAACAGGGCAAGGGGTCCGGACTGTATAAACCGGCTTAAACGGCACTGTGGTGTGCCCTTGCCCACCATTAAGATATTGGGAGCGCTGATAGTAGGCAATTCAGGAAGAAGGTTGCGGAGTCCAAGGACTGTGAAACAACTCTTCTTAGGAACCCTGGATAGGGCCACTGGGTGATGGCAGCGTAACGGCCGATAGCGGGTGATTCGGCTACACACGTCTCTAAGAGGAAGTAGAAGCGTGTCTCCAGAAGAGCAAAAGGTAGTCAAGGCTTCTGCTGACTTGGAAGACCTAGCAGCAGAGCTACGGGACATCATCAACGAAATGCGTCAGCGTCCAACTGATACGGCTTACGCCTATGCCCTGACTTATAACTTCAGGACTGATCTAGGGCGTGTGGTGGCTTCCCTGGGGGCTGGTAAGCCGAGCATGAAGGTAATGAATGGAAAGCACTAGACGGGCAGTGGGCGCGATAGCTGCCAACCTAGTAAGTAAGCCGCCCCCCGGCTTTCACTGAACGGTGAACCAAAACGCGCTAAGGGAACCTAGTCCGTTTACGGTATGGGAGCGGGCCACGTCCTAGGTGAGGGTTTAGAGGACATTCCCCGTGGGGTCTGTTTGCAGGCTTAAAACCACAAACCCACGGGGCTTCATGCGGTCATAGCTCAATTGGCAGAGCGCCAGACTTCCAATCTGGTGACCGGGGTTCAATTCCCCGTGGCCGTTCTGTTCCCCATAGGTCCGGCAGACTAAAGGGGAACCGTCTATCCACCTTAGACGTTAAATATGCGTGGTTTATCCCTGCCAATTGGTTAGGGGTACGTCTTTCTCCTCTGACGTTAAACGAGGATGACGGCCGATGGTACGGCGGTTTGCATTGCTGTCTGGGAGTGGGTACCCAGATGGAACCGACACGAGTTAAACCCATATAGGGAGTGGTCGGACCGTACCACCATAAGCTTCAAAGGAGGAGTATAGATGGTTACCATTTACTTCCCTGCCTACACAGCTAAGTTCAAGCTTCAGGATCGGGTTTACCTGACCAACAAGATTTCATCAGGTCTGGGGACTGTAGTCGGCATCCACGCTCCATGGTCGATTGGCTTTGTAAGCGTTGGCGTTCGATACTCCGTCTCCTGGGATCGGAACAGGAAGACTCTCAACGGTCCGGCCATGGAATCCGAAGAGGAATTGTCTAAGGTGATCTGATGCCCAGAGCTAAGGCGACTCATCCTTTCCACCTGGTTCAGGTCGGTATTCCTTCGTACAACCCGCTAGAAGAGAAGCCTGTCTTGCGCATCACTGCGATAGACGAAAAAGACGGCAGGTTATTGGAGGGAGACTTCACCCCAGAGGAATTTAGAGTCTGGGCAGCCTCCTTGAACAAGTGGGCTGATCTATACGACGATATGGTTAGTCGCAAGAAGTAATACTTGTGGTCCCGATGAAAATAGCCACTAGTGCCACGGTCAAGGTTCGGGATAGCCGTTGGTATGGGGTCATAGCTCAGATGGAAGAGCGGAGCACTGAAAATGCTCAGGTCCGTGGTTCGATTCCACGTGTCCCCACGGGAGGCCCTGAGAGGGCTCCTAACAAGATCACCTTTGAAGGGGGTGTCATGGCAGCGTCAGCAACCCCTCGGGTCCGTACGGCCCGTTCAGGGGCTTCCAAGAAGGCAGCTACACCAGTAGCCGACCCCATGGTTGTGGAGATGGACTTCAAGCCAAGTTCCGGGGCACGCTTCGTCTACGATCCGGAAGACATTCCGAAGATTGTGATGGCCTTTGAGGGGCTACACGCGATCCTCTCGGCTGAATTCCTGGCAGAGGCCAAGACTCCGGATATCGTCAAGGTTCTGGTAGACAACGGCTATACCCTGTCGACCACCAGTGACCCGAAGTATGGGGCACTGTATGAAGGCCCGTTCATCACCTTGACCTACAAGAAGACTCTTCTTCGTCTGTCCGTGGTGGTTACCAAGGACAGCATCAAGGCAGACTTCCGGACCTATTACGAGACCAGAGGATAAGTTTCCTTCAGGGAATTGATGCCCCAGGATTTGCGCCATGCGTCCTGGGAGTCCCTGAAGGAGCGGCAGGGAAGGAAGCGCGGGCAATCCCCCACACGTGCCCGTGAGACTCTGGCTCCCCGTGGTTCCCTGATTGGACGACAGGGTTAATCTTCGTGGTAGCTTCCTTCCCTGTCAGTTAGGCCCCTGTAGCCAAGTTCGGGGAAGGCATCCGTCTTATACGCGGAAGATACGTTGGTTCAAATCCAACCAGGGGTACTGTTTTTGACCTATCCACTTACCCTAGGGAATCATTTAGTGAAGCACACGCACACGTGCCAGAATGCAGACTGTAAGAAAGTGTTCTACTGTACTGGCACGGGAGAACACCAGAGTGAATGCACGCATTGTGGAAACAAATATACCTTCACAAGCTAGGGGTTAATGGGTGGCTTCTCACTCGCACACATGTCAGAACACGTCATGTGGCAAGACGTTCCAATGCAATAAGGTAGGACCCCACACGTTGGCGTGTCCTGATTGTGGTTCCGATACATCAGGCCACACGCACGCTCACTAATTTCATAATCCCCTGTGGTCTAATCTGGCAAGACATCGGATTTTGGTTCCGATCATCTAGGTTCAAATCCTGGCAGGGGAGCGGCATTGCGAAAGGAGGATTGCGAATGCCGGGTTTCAACCCTGATGGCTCTTATAGAGTCTTTGATTCTGAAGCGGAAAGACTAGAAAACCAAGAGGCTGTAAGAAGAATCATTCAGGGTTTGCACACCAAGTATCCTGACCCGAGGGTAAGCCCACGTCCGGGTAATCCTGAAAAATGGGTTGGGAGTCTGAAGATGCCCAAAAAGATAGAGTTCAAAGATGGTGTGTTCCAATACGTGGGACCGCCAACCAAATCGGAAGGTACTGAAAACAAAATGGCGCGTGACAGTGGTATGGACGTCAAGAGCTACAGCCCGTCGGACCCCAAGTTCGCCAGTGACGAGACTCCTTTCGAAGTCGGCCAGATCATCTCCATCGTGGGTCGCCACGGCGAGAGCGGTACCCACCTGCTGATCACGGACGTTCAGGCAGACACGGAGGTTCGTCACGAGGGTTCACCGGTCGGTGGCACCTACTACACCGGCTACGCTTCCAACGATTACGACCGTTCCACCCAGGTCATCAAGGTGGAGAACGGCACGGCCGTGACCGTGTGGACCGAGTACGACGTTCCGGTTACCCCGAAGGGTCTCCAGTCGCTTTCCTTCCCGAAGCGGTGACCCTGACCTGATACCCAGGTCTAGATAAGCTCCTACCGGTCGACAGACGACATAAGCCCTGTTACGGCAACGTCGGGCCGGTAGGTCTAGCCTCTATAGCTCAACGGATAGAGCACCGTGCTACGAACGCGGGTGTCCAGGTTCGATTCCTGGTAGAGGTACGCAATAAAACTTCCAGCAATGGCTATAGGGTCGATCCGGACGTCTCCCGGTAGGTTGCTGGTTGGCTTGTATGACACGGGTGAGCAATTGCTATTGTGGAACTTGCCTCCACAAAGAACCAACCCTCCCAAGGCATGGGCTCAGAATGGTTGGCCGTGTCATTATTCCCCGTTAGCTCAACTAGGCAGAGCAACGCACTGTTAATGCGTCGGTTGAATGTTCGAATCATTCACGGGGAGCCTAGTCCCCAATGCGTCAAACTGATTGCCGATATTTGTAAGGTCGTGGTATCGCAGCATGAGGCAAGGTAGGTTGTAGCTATGTTTTCGCACCTTGGACATAGTTATACGGTGCTCCTAACCAATAGACCTTCCTGCGCATTGGGGACTTCAAAGCATCCTGACGTCAGTCAGGAGCGAAGCATCCTAGGGAGAGTGGTACGCCAACACCACTAATACGTGTCCCGTGAGCCCTAGGTAAGTCGGGACGTTGGCAGATTGGGTAAAAGGGCAAGCTTCCGTTTAGGTGGTGACAGCCGAGAGAAGAAGCCTGGGCACCCTAGGGTTAGATGAGGCAATATAGCGTTGACCTGACCCGTAGGACTGTCACCCTGTAGCGCGATGGAAGAATACGCATGCGCGATAGTCGTACTTCTAGGGTGCCACCCAATCGTTACATTGGAGACTAAATGATAAAGTTTGGTGTCTTTGCTAAGACATTGGAAGAAGCCTGGTTCAAGGCTCACAACGAAGCAAAGCTCTTCTTCGGTGAGTCCAGGGTTCATAGCGTCAGGTTTCTGGGTGGCACCAAAGAAGATGATGACGCCTATTACTGCACCTTTGCCGCAGACTTGGTAAATGATGCGGATGCGGTTTCTGAGTACTACCCAACGGGTCGGCCATCTTCTCCGCCACCTTTCGAACCTCTGACTACTCCTCTGCCACTCTTGGAGGCCACGGCGATAATCGGGCCTACCACAGAGGAAAGAGAAGTCCTCAGAGTCAGCTATACAACCGAATAGATGGCTTGCCATGGATGCACGCATGGGACGTGCGCCAGTCTGTAGAACTGGTGTCTAACAAGGCTAAGTAGGTTCGATTCCTACCCGTGGCACTGGAGACAATGAGGATAGAGCAGAGTCCCTAACCCGTAAGGGTGGGACGGTTTCCATAGCTGGCCACCGGCGAAACTCTGCTTTCACGGTTCAATTCCGGAGTCTCCTCTATTCAAAAACTATAAGGAGTATTTGTGGGCAGAGCTACACACACGACAACCACGATTAGGCGAATCATTGTTGGTCAAGAGTTCTATCTCTCTATCGACGGAGTCACCGCTTACAAGCTCCTGACCAAGTCAGACATTGGTGGAGCAAGCTACAACGTCACCTTCAAGCGTGCAGACAATGAAGGTGAAACCGAGCATGGAGACTGGCCGTACAACACCAAGGTCTACATCTGACGGGGTCATGCCTGTTGGCCCGTTGCTGGTGAGCCTGTAGGCGAGCGGAGCACACCAGCCCAAAGAGGCTCACCTTTGCAGGGGTAGAGCCTCAATAGGTGGCCCCCGTGACGGTACCCAGAAGCCACGTGGTAGGGCTCTGGTGAGCTACCGGGGGCAGAGGCCCTAGGTTGTGTTCCAGCCCTTCCTAGGGCCTCTCAGACGTCTCTGTGGGAGCTTCCCTGTCCCCCCGTCAGGGCCACAGAGACAGGGGGAACCCTGGTGGGTTCCACTCCCCCCGGAATTCCTAGGGTTCCCCCGTTCAAGCGTCGTTAGCTTAATTGGTAGAGCTACGGTCTCCAAAACCGTCAGGTGAGGGTTCGAATCCCTTGCGGCGTGCTCCAAAGGAGGAAACTATATGAGCAAAAATATATCTGGTATGGAGTGTGGCTGCATGCTGGTTATTGAGTACGGTAAAGCGCCGTACATCATCAGGCACGCTAATTGCAAGAAGGCCCACGGCACACCAGAGAAGAAGAATTGACATGACCATGTCAGATGCCGATCACATGCACCCGCATGTGGCTAGGGCTCTTCACGATGCTTTGAAGAGTGGGGACTACAAGCAAGGTCACAACTTCCTTCACAAGGTAATGAAGGACATAGGTGATCTTTACTGCTGCTTGGGTGTCCTTTGCCGGCTAGCCATTAACGCTGGCGTAGTGGTTCCTCAGGAAGAGTTCAATCTAGGGAACGGCAATCAGGTAGTCATCAAGTATGAAGGTGATGACGGGTGGCTTGGCCTGATAGTCAGTGAGTGGGCCGGAAAGCACGCTACTCCTTCTTATAGGCTTCCTCTCTGGTACGACGAAGAGAAGAAGATTCCTTTTGCTGGGGACCTTGACGAAGAAATGGACCGTATTACTCTGGCCATCTTGAATGATGGAGATAGCAATAGGTTCCATGGTCTGACATTCTCTCAAATAGCCGACATCGTTTTGTTCATGTGGGGATACGGCGATGAAGACGAAGTATCGGCTAACGATTAGACGGAGTAACGGAAGACTCGTTCGCGAATACGGCAACCTGAGCAAGTACGCGGCTAAAGTCCGTAGAGATGAACTAGAAGACAAATACGATTCCGGCTATTACGTCGAATTGACACCCGATAGGAAACCCAATGCTGAATAATCCAGGTCTCGTCTACGTCTGCTACATGGTCAGTGGGGACCAGGAGCCACGGCCCATCAAGGTGGGTCTGACGTATGACGAAGCCTTGAAGGAAGTCAACGCGAATAAGAGGGCTGTCAAAACCGTACTCAGGTTCGCGTGGATCGCTGGCCTGTTCAGTAAGGAAGCGCGCAAGAACATGCAAACCCTGAAGGGTGTGAAGTACTACATCACGGGGTACCGGCCCACGGCGGTCAACAACCTTGCCACGGTGGATGAGGAGTGGGCAGAACAATAAGGAAATAAGCCCCATTAGCTCAGTGGACAGAGCGACACCCTTCTAAGGTGAAGGCCGTAGGTTCGACTCCTACATGGGGTACGGGGGCACGATGTGGAAACGCGGGGAAGTAGGAAACAGTTTCTTCCTCCTTTATGTTTCCTATGATGACCGTTGTCACGGTTCGATTCCGGGGTGCCCCTCTATTCACTCTGAAGAGTGACCTGTAAGCACACCTATAAGTAGACTCTCCCTTCTGTCTGGCAGGATAAGAGCCACGGCTAGCATGCTGTCTGTGGTGACTGAAACTGCCCCGTACGCGGAGAATGGCAAAGGGAGCGCATGTCACGCCACTGTGGATGAGTCATAGCCCTACCGAGTGCGCCGGTTCTAAGGGGTTAGGCGTTCGTCCGGAAGAGCGCTGGAACGAATGAGGGCCTACTAGGTGGAGTCGATTGGACTACTCGGGTCAGGTTGTCTAGGGTCTTAGAGCTGACGCAACCTGATGCAAAAGGGACGGGTAGGAGACTGAGAAGCCGATAATGTAGGCCCTCATTTGTTTTGTCCAAAGGAGGAAAAATGACAGATTTCATTATTGGCTGGATTCTTCCACCATTGATGGTTATCGTGCTAGTAATCATGAATGTGTGTGGATACATGACAAAGAAGGGATACGATAAATACGTATGCCTGTCATGGGGAATAATGGCTATTTATTCTCTCGTCAAGGTTGATATCGGCGGGATAATCATCTACCTTACTTTTTCTCTTTATCACGGTTACAAGTGGTGGAAGAACCGCAAGGATGACGACTGGACCGACAAGGGTAACAAGCCAAAGCGGAAGCGTTCCCGTAACTGGGTTCCGAAGCTAAAGAACCCTGAACCAACAAAGTCGGTGGTGTAGTGGCGACCGAGAAGCGTCCGCTAAGTTGCGGTTGTGTCCTGGTATTCGTGGATGGCAAGTTTTCACATCAGGACGTTAAGAACTGCAACAGAGGGCATTAGTTATTAATGGGTGGGCGAGGAAGACACCGCGCGTGGTCGGTGCTTGGAAACCGCCCTATGCCTCTGCACCAGATAGCCAGAGGTAGCCACGCATGGGGAGTTGGCAGAGTGGCCGAATGCACTAGTCTTGAAAACTAGAGGGGCCTTAAAACCCCCAAGGGTTCAAATCCCTTACTCCCTTCGTGATACAAGAAGATGGTTGTACCTGCTGCGAGGATGGCGGGTTTACCGAGGGATATGGTAATAGCCATCGGTGCGGCAATTGTGGACACACTGAAGGAGCCCATAAGTAATGGCCGAATGTACCTGTTGCACAAATGGTGCCTTTGTTGAAGGACTCAACCCGAACCTGTGTAACAACTGCTTTCACCTGAAGTCGCTTCACTCCATCGTGGTGAGCTTCTTCAAGTTCTGGAATAGGATTAGCTTCTGATGGGTGTCTGTATCTGCTGCCTCTTTGGTGACTTCAAGGGTGGTGGCGAAAAGGACATCAAGGATATATGCGGGTGTGGCCATCACAGGAAAGACCACCAGAAGAGGTTTTAATGTTCTTCTTTCTCTTCGGAGCATGTAGTTGCTGCTTGGCAGGCTCCTTCTCTGAGGGTGGCAACGACGGTAAGTGCTCCCTCTGCAATCACACGTACGGAGCACACACCTAGAAATAGGTAGGGTGGCAGAGTGGCCTATTGCGCGTCCCTGCTAAGGACGTAAGGGAACAACACACCTTCCAGGGTTCGAATCCCTGCCCTACCGCGCACCATTAAAAAGGAGGAAATAAAGGATGCTTTGGTACCTATTTGCAGGTTGCTACTGTTGCTTCATCGGTGACTTCATCGAGAGTGATAGCGACCGGAAAACCTGCAAGAGATGTACGCATGTGAGGGGTGCTCATTCTTAATGGGCTCTTGCTCATGCTGTAACTCTGGTGGATTCGAAGCTAGCGCTACAGCCCTCATTTGCAAACATTGTCTTCATGTCAGGTCTGCTCACTCTGGCTACTTCCACTACATGGCTTCCTTCCTCCGCTACATGACAGGAAGGTAAATAGCGTGGAGTATGACGGGCCTCCACGGTGGTGAACGTGCGGCCGTAGGTAGCCACCGAAACAAATCCCGTCAAATGCCCCCGTAGCTTAGCCGGGTTTAAAGCGCCACCCTGTCAAGGTGGAGACCGAGGGTTCAAATCCCTTCGGGGGCGCGTGCTACGTAATGGCAATTGCGTAGAGTCTGTGGTCAGCAACCGCCAATTGCTCCGCGCGACAGACACGCATTACGTGTGGCCGAGTGACCGGCAATGCTTTGGTGGTGGAGATGGTCACGCTGCCTACCAGAGAGCCACACGGAACGGGTCATAGCTCAATTTGGTGGAGCGCTTGGTTTGGGACCAAGAGGTTACAGGTTCAAATCCTGTTGGCCCGACGCGAAAGGAGGAATGATGCGTAGATTCCTGGAAGAGCTTCTAGAGAGAATCGCGGACATGAACGACAACGACACGAGAGAGCTTGGCAAGGATCGGTGAGTATAGCCACCTTTGGAATCTTTTGTTTCCTCTGGTTGGCCGCTGCTTACTCGCTCTGTATTTACTTGATAAAGACAGTTCGGGACGACACGTTTAACCTTAGGGTCACAATTGCTTGCTTCTCTGTCCTGATACCTGTGGGCATCCTGCTACTGGTGGTGTCCTTTGTGTCAGTGGTGACTTAGCAAGATTTGAAGGAGGAATTGAGATGGGTTTCGCGATAGCCATAGTCGTCATGCTCGTTGCCCTGGTGGTTGTGATGTCTGCTCTACTGGCGGTTGACCGGCACATCCGGAACAGGCCACCCTTGGCCCCCACCATCAAGCAAGACATTGCTGAAGCGGTGGAGCGTTACCGGACGGAGCTTTACCAGTGAGCTTGGTTGAAGCGATATACGAAACCGCGCTACTAGACATCCTGGTTGCCCTGGAAGCGGGACACCCTGAAGAAGCCGCCAGGATGGCCCGTAAGGCTCTGGGAGTACCTGACCCATCCAAGGACACCCAGGACGGTTCAGAGGCTGTCAGCGTGGCTCCTGGGGGCCTTCATGGGCTCAGTGGGCTTGAGACCTTGCCGGTACTTGTCAGGGACTCAGGGGGTATGCCCGTCAGGGGTAACGGGCTACCTCCAATCAATTGGCGTCGTCCGTGGATGAGGAAACGATGAGCTTCTTCCGCCGTAGATTTTGGATCCGAAGTCCAGAGCAAAAAGCTTTCGCCAGGATCGTTGCCCTTGGGTGTGAGCTTCTTCAGGAAGAGTTTCCTGAACTCTCAAAGAGGGAGTTCGACGTAATAGCGGTGACGATCCTGGAAGAGCTAATGGAGTCGGATCCGGATACTCTCATTAGTCCCTCTTCGCTCGTGTGGCGCGTGAGAGAACGGGTCAGGTCTTCTAGGCTCTGATTTCGTGTGGTCTGCCTGAGGGACACTGAAGAGGGCAGGGTAACGATGGACACATAAGAGCGTGGCTCTCTAAAAGCACGTCGCTGCCCAACCATCGCCGCACCAATGGATAAGGTATGGACGAAGTAGACACTGTTAAAAGAGAAGTGTCAATAAAAGGTCAGTGGGTTGACCGGATTGTTAAAGACCCAGACTTGTCGGAAAGAGAGAAACTTCTCCTTCTGGTTATTAGTAACTTCATGAATAGATCAGGTATAGCTTTTGTCAATAGGATGAATGTTGCTGCCTATAGTGGCATTAGCTCTGCTAAGATCAAAAGCATGGTAGAAAGTCTAGCCGAAAGACATTACCTATCCGTTAGATTCACACTCCCTGGTACAAACACAAAGAACAGTCCAAATTATAGGAAGTTTGAAGTTCACGGATTGATAGAAGCGGATGGGTGAAGCATGAAGGCTGGACACATCAACGTAGGCAATGGCTTTAAGTGGACACCAGACGATGATGATTGCGTCTGTGTGGGCAGAGAAGACGAACCAGATGAGACCAGGATTCGCATCATCTGGCGCTATAAGGACAGTCAGAGCAATTACACCACTTCGGTATCAAGAGAAGACACGCTTTATTAAGGAATAACTATGGGTTTCAAGTTGCGTACTTACTCCAGTGTCGCACTGTTGGTAGCGCTTATCCTGACTGCTGCTATCCTGGCGAGTTGCAAGCCTGCCGGTAGCCTTTCGGGGCCTCCCCTGGGTGTCTGCAAGTACAAGGCAAATGCCGTGGTCCTGAAGGATGACGGTAAGTGGAAGTGCTACAGCACCAAGAAGCAGAATGGCGTCACGGTCCTGGTCCGTCAGAAGACTTGGGACAAGAAGTAAATGGGGTTTTGGAGCAACGACGCTCCGAAGCAGAAGTATGGAACCCTAGGAGTGCGTTCGGAATTCAAGTTCAGCCCTAGTGGATATACCTGTATCGTCACTGGGGTATCCAATGGTGCATACGGCAAACTAGTCATCACCTATAAGATAAAGGGTGGTGATGGTGGTACCGCCAGTATGGATGTCTACCCAACCGAGAGTTGTTACCTATGACTCCTGATGAACTGGCGGAATTTGCCGGTAGGTTTATGTTCCTGCTAGACAAAGACTGGGTTTACCGCGCTCCTGAGACGTTCATCAAGCCTGCCCGTATCTGGTGGGCTCTAGCGAATAAGAATTGGGAGATGGCAAACCGGTTGCTATCGGAGCTTGAATCCGATAGCGTCTAAACAACTGAATACATGGTGTCTGTGGCAGAGTGGCTATGCACTGGATTGTGGGTCCAGACCACGTGGGTTCAAATCCCACCAGACACACGAGGTACCGAAGCGAAGAAGACGGATACTTCAATGGATAAACCGTAGGTCGTTGGTTCAAATCCAACCCTCCCAACCATTGGGAGGTAGCTCAGTGGTTAGAGCAACGGTGAAAAGACTGTCTTCGATTATTTCTCGGTACCTCCCAGTTTGGCACTGAAGCGGAAGGTAAGGGTTACTCCTAATATGAATAGGGTAGACCAGGTTCGAATCCTGGCCGCTCCACAATAAGGGGCGGTAGTGTAATGGCAGCACACTAAAAATACCCAAACCTAATATTTCTCAGTGCCACCCAGTTTGACCCGAAGCGTAGTAACTGGTTACTTCTCTCCGCCAGGGCCTAGCCCGGAGGGCACCTACTTCCAAGCTTTTAAACTTGGTTTCGTAGGAACCTGTGTGCCAATTACGATATTTCTCGGGTCGCCTAGACGGCTTCAGAAGCGAAGAGAGAAGATACTTCTACAGAGAAAGAAAGTCCGTCCGACCAACGGCGCGCTACCTACTCCACACGTCATTGAGTAGGAGCAAGGGTGTAATTACCAGATGTTGTGATTTGTTAATACCACCCGTCTTTTCTCAAGTATTACTCTGAAGTCTCCTTGTTGGGTCAGAAGCGGACGGATAGGTTACTTCACAAACACCACTATTAATGGTGTCTCTAAGAGACAAACTTATTCGAATTATTTCTCTGACCCACCCTAAAGCAAGAGGCACCGAAGCGGAGAATACGGTTACTTCTTTCGGCTGATAGATCCGTATTCGTTTATTACTCGGTGCTCCTTGCTTTTATTACTCTCCCGAAAGGAGAAGCGGCATGGGAAAGCTAGGTAAGCAAAGCGCAAAGCTTCAGGTGGAAAGTGCGAACAAGAAGGCTGGACTGATTCGCACCAGCGGGGGAAAGACCACCACTCATGAAGGTGGAACCGGGCACCTACGCGATACCAAGTCGGAACTATTCCTTCTTGGTGTTACCAACATGGTGTCTGAGCAAACCTTCTATGAGCGCGGTTCGGATCGTGACAAGCGCTTTATGGGTCTGCTCATCACGGTGACCCATCAGGATGCCGATTGGGTATCTCGGTTCCTACCGTGGCTACGCGGACCAGGCAACATGAGAACCGCTTCTATCGTCGGTGCGGCTGTCTATGCCCGCACCGTCCTGTCCATGGCTCCTGAGGCACGTGAGGCTCTTTACAGGGCTTTCCCTGGGGCCACGGTCCGGAAGGTTGTGGCGTCCGTCCTACAGCGTCCCGACGAACCAGCAGAGTTCATCTCCTACTGGCTTCAGGGAAGTGACACCAAGACGCTTCCTGGTGGCGTGCAGCGTGGTCTAGCCGACGCGGTAAAGCGTCTGTACACGGAACGGAACTCCCTGAAGTACGACGGACAGAACCAGCCATGGCGTATGTCTGACGTGATTCAGTTGGTTCACCCGGACCCTGATACTGAGGTTCAGTCTCTTCTTTTCGATTACCTTGCCAAGAAGCGCTTCAGCGGAAGCGAAGCGGTAATCCCAGACGAACTCTTGATGCTTCAGGCAAACAGGAAGCTCTACGAAATCCCTCAGGAGCTACGTCGGGAGCGTCTGGCAGCAGACCCGAAGTCAATGGCTACCATTCTCCGGAGTGGTGGCATGACCTGGGAATCACTAGCAACGTGGCTAGGTGGTCCTCTGGGTAAGGAAGGTTGGGAGGCAATTGCTCCTAGCCTGGGAATCTTCGCTCTGGTCCGGAACCTTCGGAACATCAGTGAAGCTGGAGTGAGCAACGAGGTTCAGGAAGCCCTAGCGGCAAAGATTTCTGACCCTCAGGTAATTGCCAACTCTCGTATGTTCCCTCTTCGCTTCTACACGGCGTATCGGGAAGCCACGAACGTCATATGGAGCTACCCCCTTGAGAAGGCCCTGATGGCTTCTCTGGGGAACATTCCGAAGTTGGACGGCCGAACGCTGGTACTGATCGACCAATCAGGTTCGATGAATTTTTCTATGTCGAACAAGTCCACCGTGCGACTCTCGGAACAGGCTGCCTTGTTCGGTATCGCTCTGGGCATGGCTGCCGACAATGCGGATGTCTACGTCTACGGGAATTCTCACAAGGAAATCCCGCTACCCAAGGGTGGTTCAATCCTGCCGCTTGTCGCTAAGTACGGTCAGGCTGATATGGGTGGAACCCAGACATGGACCACTGCCAGATCCCTTTACCGGGGTCATGACAGAATCGTTATCGTGACGGATGAGCAGAGCCACGATAGCGCGTACGGAATTCCGGATATCCCCATCGTGACCTTCAACGTTGAGGGCTACAAGGCTGCCCACACGGAATCCTCAAAGAAGAGAATCACCGTGGGTGGTCTGTCGGATGGTGGGTTCAGCCTGATTCAGGCCATGGACTCCGCCGGTAAGGGTGAGTGGCCTTTCTGATGAAAGTAACCATTGGGGAACTAATGGATACCATCAACAAGGTTCTAAATGACCCTGACAACCCATTCGACATGGGGCCTGATACGGAAGTGGTGGTGAGTCGCGGTATCTTTCATCCGGACTCACCAGAAGGGAAATTCCAGGTACTAATGGTTGCCCCTTATCAGGGTAAACTTCATCTGGTAGTTTCCAAGCTTCACTGAATGATGTGGTCTAGCACCTAGGTAAGACTCTGTACTAAGGCGCCTTAGGTGTTTGCGTCGATAGATCGGGTAGTGCAGAGCACCACTATGGATCGCTAGCTCAATTGGTCAGAGCAATGCGCTCTTAACGCATAGGTTCAGGGTTCGAGTCCCTGGCGATCCACTTAATAGTCCTGTGGTAGAGTGCAGTTATGCCTATTTGCCATGTCTGCTCAAAAGAAGTCGATAGATACGCCAACAACAAGCGTTGCCGAGAATGCTATAACGAATATATGCGCGAATATATGAAAAAGCGCTTTCACCAAAAGCGTGCAGAAATGATAGCCATTCTTGGTGGCGTTTGTGTTCATTGTGGAACTACAGAAAAGCTGGAATTCGACCACATATTTGAGAATACCAAATCATGGGATATAGGTAAGATTTGGGGACACCGTAAAGTAATAGCTGAATTGAAGAAGATTCAGTTGCTATGCAATAGCTGCCACAAAAAGAAGTCAGCTAGATATATGAGTGTTGACCATGGTGGCGGTATATCTGGTAAAGATGGTTGCAAATGTACAAAGTGCAAAGCACGCAAAGCAGAATATATGAAGAAATACAATAAGCCCCGTTAGCCCAACCTGGTAGGGCAATCGGCTTTTAACCGATAGATTGTAGGTTCAAATCCTACACGGGGCACATGGACATTTACGACGTATTCAGGTCAGTAGCGGATGCCATTCCCAATGGAGGTAATTCACGAAAGAGAATGAGGAGACGTGTCAAGGCTTACCGTATGGCTGACAGCATCATGGACCCGAAGTCATTCCTTCGTTCTCAGACCTACTGTCGGATGGGTAAGCACCAGCCTGTAGGCAAAATGTATTGCATCATCTGCGAGCATTGCCGCAAAGTCCTAGGAAACAACTATTAGGGGCCTTAGCTCAGTTGGTAGAGCACTTGCCTTGCAAGCAAGGGGTGGGGGGTTCGATTCCCCTAGGCTCCACATGAACAATCAAAAGTTGGTAGTAGGTTTCTGTGATGGCAGCATGGAAATCCACGATTGGCAGCGTGGTTATAGCTTGACCACGGATGTCGGTACTGGAGAGATGCTTTGGATCTATAAGAAAGAAGGTGCCAAATATGTAAAGATTGGTAGCCTGGAAGATATCGACTGGTTTACCATCAGTGGCAAGATAACAATCAAGTAATGGTTTAAGGGTGTGTAGCTCAGTTGGTTAGAGCATTCGGCCGATAACCGAAAGGTCGGGGGTTCAATTCCTCCCACACCTACGCTGTCATTCCGGGGTTTCCTCAGCCGGAATATTAAGTCACATGTACTCTTCCGGAAATGGTTTTGGCTTAGCACCATACTAGACCGGAACGGTTGGGCAAAGGCAGAGAGCTAAGCCGATCGCCTTTCAAGCATGTGAGACAGTTAAGGCCCTATCTTCCAGCGGTTAGGAAGCGAGGTTTTCACCCTCGTAACCGGGGTTCGACTCCCCGTAGGGTCACGAGTCGCAAAGAGGCATGATGCCTAGAGAGATTCTAGGATGGGTTCGATGGTGTCTTACCTTGTGAAACAAACTCTTTGTGGCTCTCTTCTAGATGGTGACTAGAAGAAGCGGCACCTTCGGGTCTGGCTAGGGGTGCAAGAAGCCCCAGGGGTTGCCGCCCCTGGGGTGAGCCCACATATCCCAATTGGTAGAGGAGACGGATTCAAACTCCGTATGTTGTCAGTTCAAATCTGACTGTGGGTACGTCGTCTCTGACTGTGGGTACGTCGTCATGGTGGCCATACTGCTTCACCCGAATAACCAGCGCTGGTGTCGCTTGTCGGTACCGGCTGGACTTGTCCAGTTCACAAGCGGCAGGGTGTGTAAGGCGGAGCAACCACCATGACGTCTTATGGCTACGTACGCAATTGGTTAGCGAGACGTCTGCAAAACGTCGTAAGCCGGTTCGATTCCGGCCGTAGCTTCGTGGGGTATAGCTTAAGTAATTGACATTGCCTGCCAGCAATCGAGATGAAATGGCTAGACGTTGGCAGACGTTCCGATGCCTCAGAAACATCGGTGCCCCGTTAAACTCCTGTTGGACCCAGGAGAGCAAGAAGCCCCATAGGAGTTCCAGCCCCTATGGGGTCACGCCCGTGTGGTGGAATTTGGTATACACGCTAGCCTTAGGAGCTAGTGCCGAAAGGTTTGCAGGTTCGAATCCTGTCACGGGTACTTCCGCCAGAGTGCGGATATAGGGAACTAGATAAGAAAGGAGGAAAAAATATGGGTGCCAAGAAGCGCATCAACAAGTCACACCCTTCGCATGATCGCAGGTCCCGAAGCATCGCCCGTGGGCTGGTTCGGAAGAAGGCCCGTAGTGAGGCTCAGAAGGCCGCAGAGCGACGCAACAGGGCACGTGGCTACTCGGCATGGGATGTGGCCAAGGCACGGCGTACGGCCCGTCTAGGGCGCATCCTGACACCAGAGCAACGGAAGATGCTCACAGACCAGGGTTACAGCGCAGAGACAGGCAAGAAGACAACTTCAAAGTAAGGACCACACGAAGAAGCCGGTAGCCCATGGGGAGCTACCGGCTTTCTTTGTTCTTTGAGAATTGAGGAATTGAAAAAGAATGATTAGCAAGGTTGAGTTCAAGACAGGGGATATGGGCCGCCCGGTGTTCCCCGTACCCATCTTCGGAGAGTACGACGAAGACAACGTGCGGACCATCAAGATGGAGATCACACCTTCCATCGCTCGTATCCTGCTGACAAAGAACATCGGCAACAGGAACGTTTCGGAAGACTACATCAACGAGTACGCCGGACGTATCTCGCGTGGTGAGTGGTGGTTGAACGGTGCAGCCATCAAGATTGCTTGGAATGGCAGATTGTTGGACGGGCAGACCCGTCTAGAGGCTGTCATCAAGGCTGGTCTTCCCATCACCACCATGGTTACCTACGGACTCCACCCGGAATCCCAGATGACCATGGACATGGGCAAGAAGCGTTCTCAGGCAGACGTCCTGAGGATGCACGGTTTCACGGACACCATTCGGTTGGCCGCTCTCATCAACATTGTCATGCGGTACAAGGATGGCAAGTTGATTCCGGGGCACCGTGCCGCGCGGTACTCGGAAGGTCAGATCCTGGACTTTGCCAACCAGAACAAGACCCTTCTGTACAACGCGCTTTCCCACTCATGGACCTTCAACAGTAAGGTTCCCATGGCCATCGTTTCCGCTGCTGCTGCGGCGTGGTACATCATGGCCGAGAAGAACATGCAAGACCTGGATTCCTTCTGGACCAGACTCATCACAGGTGAACACCAGATTGACCGTGATCCGGTTTGGGTCCTACGGGAGCGGATTGCCAAGGGTGCCAAGCTTGCGGGTGGAGGCAAGGGAAAGCTCCCCTCCTACCTTCAGGTGGCGCTCACCCTCAAGGCTTTCAGGTATCACATCATCGGCCGTCCGATTTCCTACCTCAGGTGGGATCCGGAAACGGAACCCTTCCCCGAAGTCACCGTGTCCGTGGGAGATGACGACGGTTTCGACAGTGCGGAAGACCAGACGAACGCGGTCATTCTGAACGAGACTGACGAATTCGACATTCCCGACGACACACCTAGGGACTAATACATGCCACAACACCAATACGTTATTGACCCACGTACCGGTGAAGTGGACATGGCTGCATACGAAGCAGAAGGCCACAAAGGCTCACTCTGCTTCGTGTGTGGCGCCCACGTCTGTGCAGCCTCCTGCACGTCTCACAGAGGCAGGCTGATACCGCTAGACGTAGCCCAGTGTCGTGGGGCGGAAACTACCTTCTTTGTCGTCTACGAAGCTTCTACCTACACGTCTCTTTCTTTCCACCTTTCGAAGGTAGGGGCGCAGAGCTACGTTTCAAAGCGGCTAGAGAAGGATCGTTCTAGCGGTAAGGTTCACCAATACGTAGACCCCTACCCGATCGTAGAGGAGCCGCTATGTCTCTAGGTTCGACAGGGGTCGGTTATAAGATCCTGTTGTTTGTTGTCAGGGCTAACTTCCTGATGACTGATCTATATGACAACATTATGCGTATCCTCTTCGGTACAGAAGCTTTTGATGACGCGCAAATGAGGGTTTACAATGAGCGCGTCAAGAGAGAGCAAGAGGAAGAAGGGGAGGATGCCACGGGGTAAGGGCAAGCAGGGTCGGGAGGGCCGTAGGCTTAAAGCTGAGAGCCTGAGAGTCCTTAGGGAGTCCCGTAGCCTAGGTGAGCAACTGGATTTGCTAGACGCTCGCCTAGGGCCTAACAGAGGGGCATCACGGGAGCGCCAGCGTCTCCTATATGAGTCGGCAGCTAGGAACAATGACCGTGCTCAACAAGAGGCAAAGG